TAAGTTTCACTCAGTGAAGCGATTAACTAACACTAATCGCTTCATCACTAACTAACACTCATTCACTTCATCATGAATTACACTCTCAAGCAACTTCAAGACCGTGTATCATCTATGATCAAAGAACAGGGGGAGAATGCAGAATGTGCCGCATGGATTTATACCAAGAATGATTGTCACTTAAAGGATGAAGATGGTGAGATTGATTACAATAACAACGTAGAAGATCCTGAGGTTCTTGCACGTATTTTTGATGATGTTGGAAACATTGATTACATCTATCAGGTGATTCAAGAGAGTGTAGATGAAGTCGTAGAAGAGCAACTGATGTTATATCAACAAGAATTAGTGGAGACTAAGTAACACAAACTGGTCGGCTGCCTGACCAGTTGGCAAGGTGTCACACGATTTTGGCACTACCATCAAAACCGTGTATTGTAGACACATGAACAAAACACCTTACACCGACCCTTGCACCGTTGCTATGCAGGCAGACATGAATCGACTCAAGGAAGAGATTGCTTCAGACCTTGCAAACTACATGCTGGAGATGATGCCTCCCCTTGATATGTGTGTCGATTTCGTATGTGATCGTTTCGGTCTTGATTGTACCGATGAACTGATAGATTTCGTTGCTGATTGTCATGATCAGTTCTTCGGTAACTGATACTAACTCATTCACTCACTAAATCACATGCCTATCTGGAATTGCTACGGTTACGACACTAAAAAACAGATGAACGATGTGCTTTCTTACATGATAGAAACTGCTGCCGAAGCATATGCAAGATGCAAAGAATTGCATCCAAACTTTGAGATTTATACTGTAAAACTTAGACCTGAGTAACACTCACTACACACCCTTAACTAACAACATCATGTCAGCACAATTCTATTCACTCAAAGCACTCAAAGCAAGGGTAGAAAATCTTATTGAACAACAGGGAGAGGATGCACCAGCAGCAGGATGGATTTACACTAGCGAAGATGTTGTGAAGTATGATGATGAGGGTGACGAAGTACAACAACCCAAAGAAGTTTGCCAGTCAGTGTTAATCAACCTGCAAGACTATGATAGCATTCATCAGTCAATTGTTGATGCTATTGAAACAGAAATGGAATGGTTAAATAACACAAACTGATCATCACTAAGTAACACAAACTGGTCGGCTGCCTCCCAATTGCCAAAGTGTCACAAGGTTTCGGCACAGACCCCCAAAATCGTGTATCTTATAGAAGTGGAGGGGACAGCACCTCACCACACCTCTGAACCTCTTCTAAGTGCCTCTCATGCGTAAAATTGAACAGCAGATGATCGCAGCAGTTCAGAACGACCAGCGTTGGTCATCCGATAACACGACGGTCATCCCTGGATGGGAGGGAACCTCTGACGTGTATCTCCATGGTAGCAGAATTGCCACGATCGGTCAAGATTGGATGCAATTGTTTGACGGTGGGTATCAATCAAAGACCACAAAGTCACGTTTGAATGCATTACTTTCTGCGTTTGGAATGGACGGTGAGTATGTTTTTCAAAAGAACTTTCAGTGGTTTGTAAATTATCAGGGAGCACCGATCCCTTTCTTTGACGGTATGCGGTTGGCATAGTGGCACACTGCCACCCCAGAACGCCCCCCTTACCGACTACAATTTGGATATGCAAAACAAGCACATCGAACACCCCGAAGACCTGATCCTCACGGGGGACCTGAGCGTTCTGGATCTGCTGAGGACAGAGGGGCATCTAAGCGTTAAGATGGACGGCGCTCCTGCCATCGTATGGGGCACCAACCCCGCGACGGGTAATTTCTTTGTTGGCACCAAATCCGTGTTTAACAAAGTAAAAATCAAAATCAACGAATCTCACAATGACATCGATCAGAATCATAAAGGGGCAGTTGCAGACATTTTGCACGCTTGTTTTGATTGGTTGCCTCGTCAACGTGGGAATGGAATTTATCAGGGTGATTTCATCGGATTCGGTGGCACAGATGAATACACACCAAACACAATCACGTATCAGTTCGACGACATTGTAGAAGAAAAAATAATTGTTGCACCCCATACGTATTACACAGCAGAGAGTGACTTAAGGGATGCAATCGCACACCCTATGAAGTTCATCATCACAAACACATCTTACTGTAAGTTTGTGACACCCAGAGCAACGATTGCCTCTGGTTATTATGACGATGGATTGAAGAGATTTCATGACTTAGACGACGTAATTGCTTTCGCTAAGGTGATGGCACAGAACGTTGAGTTTGTATCAGATAAGGAAGCAAAATTGATTAAGCAGGAACTTAACTCTTGCATCCGTGAGAATCGCCCGGTGATTGCTTCTACCTTTATGAATGAGAATCTTATCAGTTTCTGGTTGTTAGTTAAGTCCATTAAAGAGGACGCAATATATCTCTGCCGTAATAATGGTCCAAAGGCATACATCGGACAAACTCCAATCGGTGGTGAGGGTTATGTTTATTCCAATGAGTTCGGTACAGTTAAACTGGTTAATCGTGAGCAGTTCAGTTATTCAAATTTTAACAATAATAAGTTCCAAAGTGTAGAGAAATAATCTTATGACCCCCATCAGCAACCCTTATCGTTTAGGGGGTTGCCAAGGGGGTCCGATGCTGTAGAATATGGAAGAACAAAGGAACCCACCACATGACCGCCACCTCCACCACATACAACGGATGGGCAAACTACGAAACGTGGAACGCTTCCCTCTGGATCGGCAACGATGAATTCCTCTACAACACCGCTCGCGCTTGCGTTCAGTTTGCCGAAGGCGAATCACCTTGGACTAAATTCGTTCGCTGTATGACTGACGGACAGATCGGTCGCTTTCTGGGTGCCACTGGCGACGGCGTTAAGTGGAACGACCCTGCCATCGATGCCGATGAGATGACGGAAATGATGAAAGAACTTTGAGGGGTTGCCCCCTTTCCGTGCTACAATACAACCAAGCGAATCAACCCCATGACAACCGCAACCATCGACGGAATCCAATTCAAGGTCACCCGCCTGCCCATTGCTCACGGTGCTTCCGCTAATCGTTGGGCGAACCGTATCAAAGGAGGATCCTCCCGCGTTCGCACTGGTGCCGGTTCCCGCTCAGTTAATCAGAGCACCACGGCAACAGCGTTGGGTGATGTGCGCTGACCCTGTTCGTTCGTGACAGCAGCAGTATGGGGGCGGGTGCCCCCGTATATAAAACGCCTAACTACCCTAACCTACAAAGTGTTACGAAAGGCAGCTATATTTACAAGGGCACATAAAAATTTTTTTCGCTATATAAAAACGAGTGTGAGGATACATGTAAATGCAAAAAAATCCCGGAGAAAATATTGTTCCGATAGAAGTCGATCCAGTTACTGGTGAGTATTATATTACAATACCAGAATGGATTATAAATGAAAATGGATGGTACGAGGGTACAGTATTGAATATGGAAGTAGATGGAAAATCCATTATCATTACTGAGGTATAGGGAGTATAACAATGCATTGACAATCACTATATAATACGTTATTATACTGAAGTAAAAACATTATTAAAATGGCAAAAGGATTTACTGTAAAAGCAAAAGCGCCCATAAAGAAAGAAGCAACAGAGGAATGGGATTATGAATATGCAAAAGAACTTATTCGTGGCAAGGCAGTAGTCTTTTGCCTACCCGGAAGAGGTGTATCATACACTTACTTAAAGAACTTTGTTCAACTATGCTTTGACTTAGTACAGAACGGAGCAAGCATTCAAATTTCACAGGACTATAGTTCCATGGTGAATTTTGCACGTTGTAAGTGTTTAGGTGCAAATGTTCTTCGTGGTCCAGATCAAAAACCATGGGACGGAAAGTTAAAGTATGATTATCAATTATGGATTGATAGTGATATTGTATTCAACACAGAGAAATTCTATCAATTAGTATTGATGGACAAAGATATTGCAGGTGGTTGGTATTGTACCGAAGATGGTCATACCACATCAGTTGCACATTGGTTGGAGGAAGATGATTTCCGTACTAATGGTGGTGTAATGAATCATGAAACACT